CCGTTAAAAGAGCCATGGATTGCCGACGAGATTGTGAATAAAGCTGATCCGTCTATTTGGTCTATTACGGCAGGTTCTAGAGAAAACCCGCATATCAAGCAGGAGGATTTGGATAGTTTTGAGTCTGCTTTGACGCCCGACGAGCGCGAAACTCGTATGCAGGGTAAGTTTTTGCATTTGCAGGGTTTGATATTTAAGGACTTCAAAGCGCAGATTCATGTGGTTCCTTGTCAGGAGCCGCCGAAGGATTCTACTGTTTACGTTGCAGTTGATACTCATCCTCGTACTGAGCAGGCGGTTGCGTTCATGTGGGTGGATAAGCGCGGGAATCAGTTTGTTTGCCATGAGATATTTCGCCATGGCACGCCTGAACAGGTTGCGGATTGGATTATCAAGTTCCACGATGACACGCATAAGATTGAGCAGGTAATCATAGACCCATCGAGCCAAGGCGATTCTAACCGTGGAACATCTACGTTTGAGATTATAGAGGAGAAGCTGGCTGACTCTGGCATCCCGTTGGACTTTGGCAGCAAAGACCTTTCTAGCGGCATTCAGCTTATGCAGGACGCATTTAAATCCCGTAATGGTGTGGCTAGCTTGTTCATTGATCCGCATTGCACAAGGTTGATTTGGGAGCTAGGCAGATATGTTTGGAAAGATTGGAAGGCTGGCGGTAGCAAGGACAAGGGCGAACTAAATAAGCCTAGAGATGCTGATGACCATCTGATAGAAGATGTTCGCAGGTTAATTCAGCTTCCGGCAGAGTATAGGAGTGCGCGTACGGTTCGGGATTTCCAGCAGCAAAATCAATGGCATCCGTCTAATTCTGAAGCAGGCTATTGACATCAACTTAAAATAGAGCTAGTGTTGAAAGTAAGTATTATGTAAACCAGGGGAGAAGTGCATGGCGTACCAAGACGTAGTGGAAACTAGCGGAAATGTTGAGTACACGGTCGGCAACCCTGTTTTGCCAGATACCGGCGATGACTTACGCGATATTAACGAGACAGCCAAAAAGGTAGATTTGGACGTTATCGCAGCGCATGTGCAATCTAAGTTTGCTAGTTGGCGTGATGCTAGAACGCAGCTTGAGAAAAAATGGCTTGCGTATTATCGCCAATGGCGTTGCGTTCAGGACTCTGAAGACCAGACTCGCGGTTCTGAACGAAGTCGCTTAAAGATGCCCAAGACAAAAGAAGCGGTGACGAATTATGTCACTAGCATGCTGCAGATTCTTTTTGCGGCAGACCCGTATTTCGATTTGCACCAAAGTCATCCAGAAGATAAAAGGCCTGGATACCTTCGTCAGTATATTCGCTGGCTTCACGCCAGAGAGAACTGGCGCAACAAAGTTAAGTTACACCTGACTGAACAGGCAATATATGGCACGGGCTTCCTCCGGCAGAGGGCAATCGTAGAGACCAAGGAAAGAGTCGTAACGAGAACACAACCCCAAATGGCCTTTGATGCCATGTCCAATCAGGCGGTACAAATAGGCGAAGAAACAGTGCAGGAACGGCTTGAAACCGATTACACCCGGCCTACTTCGGACCCTATTTCTATTTTTAATCTATACACGAATCCGACGGCGACTAATGTTCAGAATGCAGAAGGCGTCATCATCAGGTCTATGAAAAGCCCTGCTGACCTTGAGCGCATGTTGGCACAGAAGGTCATTGAGGTTTTGCCTAAGAAGCGAGAAAATTCTGCTGGCCCGACCATTGAAGCGACAGACACTCTTCAGCGCAGGCTTTCGAGTATAGGCATCCAAACCACTAGCGAAACAGACCAAGTTGAGTTATTTGAGGCTATGATGTGGATTCCGTCTTGCGTGCTGGAAGATGCGGGATTAAAGGCGGAAGAAGATGGCGAGGAAAATGAGTCTACCGAAACTGGTAGAGAAATGCACATAATAGTCGCCAATGGAACTGTTTTGAATCCTTCTACTATCGAGCCTGCCTACGGTTACAACGAGCGACCCATTCTCCAAGATTGGTTTGAGCAGGTGCCAAATGAATTTTATGGCATTGGCATTGCTGAGATAAGCCAAGGGCCACAAGCGGCTCTTGATGCAACTGTAAGAAGCCGACTAGACAATAAGGCTATCGCAATCAACCAGGTATTTGCGGCTGATAGGCGCAAGCTTACAAGCGGGCAAGATTTGAGCGTTTACCCTGGCAAAATTTTCTTAACTGAAGGGCCGCCTGGCGATATTATTCAGCAGATGCCTATTCAAGACGTTACTCAGGGCACTTATATTGAAGCTCAGGAGTACGAGCGTTACATTGATTCTGCACACGGCATCAAGCCTGTTGTTGGTGGCGGTGCTGGTAAAAAGGGTGATCAGACTGCGACAGAAGCCCAAGCCACACTCGGACAGGCCATGGGCATCGTCCGTGAGATGGCTTCTAATTTTGAACAGAATATTATGGTTAAGAGTTACTGCTGGTATGCACGCATAATCAGCATGTATCCTAACCCTGAAGAGTTCGCACAGATTATAGATCCCGCTTCTGGCGTTCCTGATATGTTGCATATTCCCACTGGCCTATTCATGTCTAGTCTTCCTCCTGGAAGCGAGTCATTGATGGGCACAGACGAGCCAGAGTTCATTCCGCTCGGCCTAATTTCTATGCAGAAGCGAGATATAGCGGGCAAGATAATGAACTTCTTGGCAGCAACGGCAAACCCAAGCGACGGGCCTCTTGTGAATAGGCGATATTTGTTACAGGAAGCATGGTCAGCGATTGGCACGGGGCTGGACAAGGATAAGGTATTGCCAGACCCACAGCAAGCCATGGAGCAGGCTCAAATGCAGAATCTTCCTGGCGCAGTTGGAGCGGCAATGGGCGGCGCACCGCTACCTGGCGCAGCAAGTCAAGCCGCACCAGAAGTTCCAAGCTCTCAGCCCGGCGAAATGTTGCCGATGAGCGCACCTGGAGGAACACCCCGTGCATAAACATACGCTTAATAGACTTTATTCTCTCAAGCATTCAGAGCATTTTCCAGCTATAGAGGCCGCGCTAACAGAGCAGGTCGAAGAGTATAAACTTGAGCTGGAAAGTGCGAACGAGAGCACCTTTAAAAATGTGCAAGGTAAGATTGTGGCAGTCAGAGATTTGCAGAAGTTGTTTGCAGACCTCGATATACTGCGTGAACAATGGTCTAAGCAGGACAATTCCAACGAGAACCCTGTTATACGATAAGGAGTTTATCTAAGATGGCAAGATCACAGCCTCAGCGTTCAGTTCGACCCGAAACGGAGAATCGAGCTAGAATGATGTCTATCGGTGAGCGCGAAGAAGTTCGCCCATTCGATCCAGCGGATTTGGAAGCAACTGTTGTAGAAACTAATCCACCTCCATTTGTGATGGAAGGCAACTTTCACGATGTCCAACCCCCGGAGAACCAAGAACCTGAAATAGACCCTAACGCACAACCTGCCCCGCAAGGACAAGCAGAACCGCAGCAGGACGCAACGGTGACTGGCCCAGAAGAGGACATTGAAGATCCCCGATTTAAGGGCAAAAGTAAAAAGGACGTATACGAGGCATACAAGAATCTTGAACGTCTCAAAGGTGAACATGATGCGGAAGTGTCTGCATATCGTCGTCTATACGAAGAAAAGGTACTTAAACCCGAAATGGAGCAGAGGAACAAGGCACAGGCTCAGCCTGTAGCCGCCGCCACTGTCTCAGACGATGACGATGCTTCGCTTCTGAATGAAATGTTATCGACCCCATCTCTATTTGCAAAGAAGATTCGTGACCAGGCTAAACAAGAACTGTTCAATGACTTGAATAGAGCTGCCAATGCGCAGACAGTTCAGGCCAAAATGGCAGAGGCTAACGATGTTATATCTAAGCCTGAGTTCGGCAAATGGCTTGTAGCGAATGTTCCCCAGCACATTGCGATTCAGGGAGAAACTGACCCCGCAACTCTCCAATTTATTCTCAACTCATATAAACAGACATTGGCTCCAGCCGCAGCAGCAAATCCTGATGTTCCAGCAACGCAGATTGTTCCCGCATCAGTCGCCGCACCTCTGCCGCCAAATGTTGATAGACGTTATCCCGTGGGTTCTGCCGTAGGTGTTTCCGCCGCTTCAAGAAGCACCTCTACTGCCACTTTCACGCTTGGACAGCTTGCCGATATGCAGCTCAACCGCCCGGATGAGTATGCACGTAGACAACCTGAGATCATGGCGTGGTATACCGAGCAGCAGAAGCAGAAATCCAGAAGCTAATTTTCAAGGAGTATTCCAATGACTACATGGCCCGTACAAACAAATGCAACAGGTGGCGGAGCAGGCGCAGCAGGTTCAGCACAGCAGGCAGCCAATACCTTTGTTCCTAAAATCTGGAGCGACGAAGTTCTTATTCAGCGTGAAAAGAATCTTATCGCTGCTAACTTTTTCAAGCGCATGAATCACAAAGGCAAGAAAGGCGACACTATTGTTGTACCTTTCATCAGCGACATGCACGCGTTCGCCAAGGTAACTACTGCTTCTGTGACTATTCAGTCGCAGAAAGAAGGCTTGATTAATATCGTTCTTGACAAGCATTTCGAGGCTTCCAAGCTGTATGAAGACTTCTTCATGGTACAGCAGAGATACGACCTTCGCGGCGAATACACTAAAAAAGCTGGATACGCTCTTTCTCTTCTGTTGGATTCGTACCTGTTAGCTCTCCCCGCTGCTACCGTTGTAATTGACGGAACAACTGGCGCTATTACCTTCACTGAATCAGTTCCAGCAGCCGGTAATCTTCCTGCCAATTATCGCGTTATCGGTAGCGACGGTATCACCGCTTGGGATAATACTAGCGCTGGTAACGCAGCCGACATTTCTGACGCTGGACTGCGCCGCATGATCCAGACCCTTGATGATAATAATGTTCCAGCAGATGACCGCGCGCTCTTCATTCCACCAAGCCAGAAGAATGCCCTTCTTGGCATCGACAAATTCACCCTTTATCAGAACATTGGCCGCACCAAAGAACTGGCTACTGGCATGTTCGGTGAAATCTATGGCATTAAAGTCATGGTTACTACTAACTGCCCAACCGTTCTTGCAGCCGACGGCACTACCTCTGTTCGGCAGTGTGTTCTTGCTCACAAAGATGCTCTTTGCAGCGCCATTCAGATGGATGTGCGTGTTCAGGCTCAGTACAAGCAGGAATACCTCGCTACTCTCGTAACTTCTGACATGATCTACGGCGTGAAGGGTCTTAGACTTGACGCTGACGATACCACTACTTCTAATCATCGTGCTTCTCACGCTGTTGTAGCTTACGTACCGGCCTAACAACCAAGTCTAACCCCGCCTCCTACCAAGGGGGCGGGTTGGCTTAGGAGGCCACAATGGCAAATACCTTCACAGTAACCCGAGATAACATTATCATCGCTGCTCTGCGTAAGTGTGCAGTAATCTCCCAGGGGGATTTGCCGGAACCAGAGCAGGTTGTAGAGGCCGCTCAAGCTCTTGAGTGGCTTATTAAGCATCTACAGGCTTCCACCGAGCTGCGTTGGAATATCGTTCAGCGCACCGAGGCGATTCCTGCCAGCACCGCGTCTATTGCCCTGACCGGCTCTGCAGACATCATCGACATCTTCAACTGCTTTCTACGCACTGCTGAAG